GGGCCACTGGGATTCTCCCAGACCTAAGTTCAATTTCGCTTCAAGCCAGTCGACTTGGCCATCACTACTCTATCTATTCCTTGTGCTACAATCAGTGGCGTCGACAACCTCCGACCATATGGGCGATGCAGGGTTCGAACCTGCGACTTCTACTTTGTAAGAGTAGCACTCTCCCAACTGAGTTAATCGCCCGTAATGCTCTGTAACCCGAATTCTGTTCTATCTCCACATCTATCTATGCCCACTACCCGGCTTCACAGACTTGCTCACCGTCTCTGCCTGCTTGTGGTTGCACACTCTGTGGTAATAACGAAACTATAGTTGTCAATTCCCAACTATAGTTACTCCCACAGCAAGCAAATGTGTCCGGAGTTTCCTCCAGTTACGGGATAAGAACTAAGTTCTTTTTATCCCAAAACCAGCGTGGAGTCGAGCATAGTAGGCGCCCTGGGGATTGAACCCAGACATCAATTGTTTATAAGACAATCGGCTTCACCATTTGCCTAGACGCCTATGAAAGAATGCTTACAGGGGAGAGCCGGAATCAAACCGGCATTCAGTCTTATTCAGGCTTACTGCCAATATCACCCCCGCCGTGCACTATGATCACTATACACTGTTTCAGTTATCTCCCCTGTAAGCATTCTTGAGTGGGCCGGGAGGGATTCGAACCCCCGAACTCTTAGAGAACTGTTTTACAGACAGCCTGCTTTAGCCAAACTTGCATACCGACCCGAATGCTGGACCTAATCTTGGCCCAGCGAATATGAATGTTAAGAATTGCTTTTGTCAATTCTAGAATTTTCGTTATTCCTTCTCTGATACCATACTAGGGACTATACCACAATTGGTCTTCCGCCCCGTTCGGTTTTCTTTGTCAAAGATCGTCAATCTTTACAATGTCTATTATAGCCCGATTTCGAAACTGTCCTTTAAGTAGGACTTTCTTCGCCGTCTTGAGACAGCTCCATACATTCGAATCAATGGCTATATAGTATTTCTTCTTCCTTCCAACTATATAAGTGTTGAACAGCATCGTGAAATATGCATCCACATTGCTGTTACCAAAAAACTTCTCAAATCTAAAATCAGGAGCTTCCGAACAAATTCCTATTTGACAATAATTATTTGTTCTCTCCGTCATAGTAATGATCATTTCGCCTTCACATTCTTTTGGGATTTGTTTCCCGTCTAAGTAGTTTTTCAACCACGTGTCGAGACTAATCATCACCTTAATCTTAATATATCGTCGAAACTTCCTCCCGCCTCTTTCTTCTAATTAATTGCCTTTTATTTACGTTATCGCCCTTCCAATTTGGAGCATTTTCACCTCTATTAGATACACTCTGTTTCCTTTTTGTTTCTTCAGAATGTTTTTTGCCATACATCGTGTTGTCCTCGCCAAACCTATGAACTCTATACATAGGGTTCTTACGTCCTCCAAGATCAATATTGTATCCGTTATTACCAATTAGACTGTCCAGTCTTTTTATCATTTCTGTTTCAAAATAGTCCAATTCGCTTTCTGGTACGTAAAAAATATATTCCTGAAAATTGTCCCAGCCATATTTATTGATAGCTCTATCTACATAAGCTACTTTTGATGTCTGTCTCTTATGAGCGCCAATTCTTTTTCTAAGTTTTGTTGTTTGCCCAACATAAATCTTTCCATCAATTTTATTTTCCAGTATGTATATAGCTGTCATAATAATTTCCCAATAAAAAAGCCCTTCATACCGTGAAGTATGAAGGGCTTATCATATATGATAAACTTCTTATGCCTTAGGCAAACCCTCCATACATTGCACCAATATTATCTACTCTTTGATATGTTGGTGCTATAGACCCCTCACACTTTTCAAAAAATAAATGTGATAGAGTCGGTTTGAGTGTATGCCAAAGAATACTCATTTTTATTTCCTTTTGAAAATATCTTTCATCCTTTTGTAAAAATATGCGATTTCTAATAGAGTTTTCAAGAGATAGATTTCCACTTTCCGTCTATTTCAAATTTAACTATTTCTAAGTTACATACTACATTTTCTTCGAAGTAGCCAAGAATTATTTCGTCGGACAGCTTCTTTACACTATTTAGTTTTCGCCTCTTTCCGTCCCAGAACAATCCATCCTTTTCTAAAAATCTTTCTGCCCGCTTTACTGAAATCATTTAGAGCTAGTGCAATTCCACCAATATTTCCCATAAATTGCCATAATCATAAGCGTGCATCTATCGTTATATTTATAGTTTTCTCTGTTCAACTCATAATACTTGTCTAGCGTCTCGATGATTTTAGCGGTTATATTGTGGCGCATCAAAAACTTGTTGAATGCCAAATAATGTTCATAGACGTCAGTATCTAAATCAAGCACAAAGTCTTTCGTCATATTTATACCGGCTAGAACTCCACCGACTATATCGACTTTCTCTCTGAGCATCAATCTCTCCCACTGATAACCAGAATATTCTTCGATAGTCTGTGGAGTTTCAGCTTGAAGCATTACTACAGATGCTGCTAGCATTGCAATAACGGTTATAAAAAGAACTCTCATATTACTCTCCTGTAGAGATATTTATGATAAATATGCGATGTTATTCTCTAATCATGTTTTGGACAATCTCGATAGCATCGTCTGTTGTATCAGCCATTTCGATTGCTTTCTTCGCCATTTCTTTTATTTTTTTCTCATCAACTTCGTCACCAAATACTTTTTTGGCAGTTCTCATCGCTGCTTGATAAACATCGTCTTTATCCATTTTTACCGGCTCTTTTTTAGCTTCATTAAGTTCTTCAGATAGTGTTCCTAAAAACTGTTCTAAATTCATTTTTAGTCTCCATTATTTTGCAAAGTCAGGGTTATCTTCTCTTTTCTTTTCAACCCAATCTTTCATTCTGTCCATTATATCATCAGCCCAGTTAGAAAGTTTAGTGTCTCTATTTTTATTCCACCTTCTGAGATTTTGTAAGCCACGTATTACTTCTTCATAACCTTTTTTCTCAACTAAGCTTTTGAAATGAGAAAGAGGTAAATCATCTACTTCTTTTCCTTTTGGTACTTCTAATAGTCCGGGGTGTTCTACTTCAATATCTTCTACATCTTCTACTTCATTTAATCTATTTAGAAATTCGTTAAGCTTCATTCACTCACTCCCGGCTTTCAAGCTCGCTGTTCAAAGATTTCAAGAAGCTGCTCAAATTGCCTATTTCTTCAGATTTGTCGAAATGACCTCTAAGTATTCTTCTTTCTACTGACGCTAAATAAGCGTCTGGGTCATCAGCGTCTTTCGCTCTTTTCTTTGCATCAGCTATTTTCTTTTTGAATTCGTCGCTCTGCATGTAGCTTCTAACTTTCTTCCATTCATCTCCCATGCCGATAGATGAAGCCATAGCTTTATAACCGCCGCGCTCTCTATCTGGGTCAGTTCGCTCGTTTATCATCTCAGCCCTCCAACTGAAGTTATTATATTATTATCTTAGCGAGTTGTGAGGATTTGTGACGCGATATTTCTATCTTCGTGAGTGCGCAATATTACATCGCCAAGAAGTGCATTCAATGAAAATATTTTGAACTTGTCTGAAAGCCAGTCGTGAAAAATTGAATCAGTACCCCATACTTCTGCTATTGGAGAATCGTCTATCTTACATACAGCATCTTCTGATAATATAAGATGTGTTGCATGACATCTGACACGCTTAGCACCCTCTTCTATCAGTCTTTCAGCTGTTTCACATAAACTGCCGCCAGTATCAATCATGTCTTCTATAATCCAACAATCTTTTTCTTTCACATTGCCGACGAAGTTTATTATTTCAGCTTTATTTTTGCCAGTCCTTCTTTTATCAGCAAAAGCTAAGTCTGCACCGAGTTGCTTTGCATAATGTCTCGCCCGAGGAAGACCACCGGTATCTGTAGATACAATAGTAAATTTACTTTTTTCATATTCTTTTGTTAGCTGCCGCAAGAACATAGTGCTTGGACTAACGTTGTCAATGTGTATTCTGAAAGCAGTTTCAGAATGGGGAGAATGTAAAGAAGTAGTTATTATACCATTCACTCCGGACGCTTCTAATATTTTGGCAACCCATTGGATGGTTACAGGTTTATTTGGTTTATCTTTTCTATCTTGCCGACTTCCATATATTATCGGTAATACAGCAGTGATTCGTCTCGCTGGAGAATGTAAAGCTGCATCTATAATAAGACCAGTTTCAATCAAATCTTTATTTGGATTTGAGTTGAATGTATTTATTACAAATACATCTTTGCCTCTAACACTTTCACTAAATTGAACTGTAATCTCGTTATTAGCAAACTCATCCGTATTTGGATTCACGATGCAGCATCTATCGTCTAGATATTTAGATATCGCCTCACCCAAATGACGTCCTGCTCTGCCTGAAATCAAAGCTAGTTCCGACAAGAAAAACCTCCTTCATATAAGAGTATGCTTATATTTAGTTTTTTAGAAAAGAAATTATTTTATCAACCATTTCATTTGCTTTTGGTGCAACTTCTGAAACAGTTTGTGAAAGAATTGGTTTCCACCGCTCTAAGAGCCTCGAGGACACCCCGCCGACTCTTAAGTTCTTTGGTGTAATATGGAAGCCGTCTCGAAACAGTTCTATTTCAATTCTAATAGTGCCACTTTCAGTAGTTATATGCCTTGCGTAACCAATATCATACTTGCTTATTTCTCTTTCTTTTTCGCTGAACTGCACGGGAATCCATTTGTTGGGTGAGCTCAAATCTTTCTTTATCTCTTCATCCCACAAATCTTGCACTTCTTCCATACTATCTCTAAATGCCTGTTTTATCATGAAGTTTCTGTATGTTTTAGAGCTAGACTTAGACATTGTTTCTTCTTCTGCGTCTGTTCTTTCTAAGCTGTCTTGCTGCTCCAATACGGTCTAAATCATACAGCATATTTAGCCTTCTGCCAAATCTTGATCTATTGCGTAAATCATCTCTATTTTCGTTGCAGCGTCCAAAACCTTTACCGGTCATTGGACCTTCACCGTTAGGTCCAGTTTTATCAAATCTTGGCATAAGAAAACCTCCTCAGTCTTCTTCCATTTCTTTTTTCCACTTCTTTACAGCTTTTTCATATTCCTCATCAGAATCGAAATCTTCTCTGTCTGGACAATTTCCCATTTTTCTACCAGATTTAGGACCAGTTCTCCCCATAGCAGCCATTGCGCTATCTTTATTAGGGCCAGTCCCATCTTGCGAGCCTCTTATGTAATAACCCTCAGTAGTAAGTTCGTTATCCAAATCTTTCAAAAGTTTTTCTAAATCCATGATAAATCTCCTACCATCGAGCATAATTTATGCGAGCAGATAGCGGCACGTCATCGCCCGGTTTTCCTTTAGCCACTTTTACAACTAAAACGTTTTTGAACACTCGAGCGCTAGAGCCAGATGGATTTGTCGCGAAGCTAAACCAAAGCTCGCCAATAGTATTACTTAGCAACACTACATCTACATATTCTAATCTTTCTAGCGCTGCTTCTGTACGAGCAGAGTCTATTTCGTCTTCTATAGCATCGACAAGCCTTGGAAAATCATCTCTTACGCTATCGACTTTGAACCCAATGCCTTGATAATTTTCCTTCTCGAATAGCCAATTGACAACTTCTTTGTTTATCTTCGGTTGGTCGCCAAAAAGCCAGTTGTATTTATAGTCATATTTCATAATATATTTATCTTTAGAGACACTTGCTCCAAGCACAGTTTGGACAGAAAACACATCCGTCTTTGAATTCTAGCTCGCCTTCACATTCTGGACAAACGTCGCCAGTTATAACCTTTTCTCCATCTTTTATATACTTCTTTAGAACACGAGATACAGAGCGCTCAAAACCAACGAATTCTTTTGATTTTGTAAGTTGATCTACTATAAACTGAAGTGGCGTTCCATGCCGGAGAGACATTGAAACAAAGCGTGCAAGACTTCCGTAAGTGCCGCCGAAGTTTTTGCTCAAGTTTTCAACTACAACTTTTTCTTCACCGTTCTGAACTATTAGGTTGTATTTATTGCTACCGACTTTTCTGATTATTCCGTTCTTTCCTATTTTATCTAAGTCCAAGCTTCCATTAGAATCATCATCTACAAATATTTCATACAAAGAACCTTTCAGTTTTCCAACAAGAACAACTATCTTTTTACCCTTTATAGTAGTTTTATGTATGTCGCACGGTAAATCCCTTTCTCGGGGAGGAGCTATCCTTCTTTTGATATATCCGTTACTATTGTTTTTGCCATTTTTGAATGGAACGTTGTATTCTAAAATACCTCGCATACTTCCGTCAGGGTTGAAAGTTGTGAAGCCTTTGAGCTCCTTCTTGTATGCATAAGAGAACAAGTCTTTGTATTCTTCAAAAGTAGTTCCTGGACGAAGATTCAAAGTCTTACTGATAGCAGCGTCAATATACTCTTGAAATATTGCCTGTATATCTATACTGTCTTTTGGCGCTATATCTTTTGTAGTCACGAAGAACTCAGGGATTTTTATTGGTCTTTCGCTTCTAAAAAGTTTCCACATCCCCCAAGCGTAATCAAAAACTTCTTGTGTAATATACTCGTCGGGATTAGATTTAGTTCTGATATTCCTTTGATATTCTAAAGAAAATATCGGCTCAATTCCCGAAGAGCAATTCATTCCCAAAGTAAGAGCAGTTGTGCCAGTCGGAGCAACTGTGTTTAGTGCTATATTTCTTAGACCATGTTTTTTTATTTCTGTTTTGATTATATCGGGCAGTTTCTGAATAAAATTTGATTGCAACAGTTTATCGTTGTCGCACAGTGGGAACGAGCCTTTTTCTTGAGCTAAAGATGCAGAAGTCATGTAAGAACAGTCTCTCAACAACTGTGCTATTTCTTTTGATAGATGACGCGACTTTTTATCGCCATAGACCATTCTCATCATAGCGAATACATCGCCAAGACCCATAAACCCAAGACCTATTCTTCTCAAGCTTTGGACTTGCTCTGTTATCTTTTCTAGAGGATATTCGGCAGCATCAAGGACGTTATCTAAAAATCTTACAGCTAAAGCTACATCTCTTTCTAACTTAGTGAAATCGAAATATGCTTCAGAAGAAAATGGATTTACTACGTAAGCAGTAAGATTCATAGCCCCTAAACAACAAACGCCGTATTTTTCCAACATTTGTTCTCCACAATTTTTAATAAATACTCCCGAAGTGGTAATGAACTTTTCATCATTAGACGAAGTTACAATTGCGTAGTTATGATAATCATCTACTGTTCCATTATAAACATCTTCATGCCCGTCTAGCTCAATTGAGCTGACTTGATGGTTATTCCCAGCCATTACCTCTTTCATTCTAGCTTTAGTTTCATCGCTTCTATTTGCTCCAATGTGATGTTTCTTTCGTGTTGCTTGCTGAGCATCTGGATTGTTCATCCAGTTTCTTTCTGAGTATTTACGCATCGGATTGTTGTCACCTTTCATTCTTTCTGAATGAAGTTCGTGGTGCTCATTGCGATCCATGGCAACTAAGTTTTCTGGTAGATCATTTAGCAGATCGAAATCATAATGATGTATTGCCTCAGTTTTAGGATTGCCTATTAAACCAAAATGCTCAGCAATCATTCTGTATTGTTGTCTGTCTCTTCCGGTGCCAGACTTGATCTGTCTGTATTTCTTGTTTGAAATATATGAATCAAATCTTTTTAGAGAGTCGCCAACATTTAAATCTTTTGCTTCCTTGTAAAATCCATCATTAAGCATGAATTTGTGATTCTCGGTACATCTAACTGTAGTGCCATCATCTAAGTATACTTTAAGGATTTTCTTATTGTGTCCTGTTATTCTTGGATTCCTCATCATTCTAATAACAGTTTTTCCGTCGCCATCCTTTGCGTAAACTGGAATGTCATTTGACTCTTCAGCAAGCTGTTTTATAGGGACTGCGTTTCTACCATCAGCTACAGCAATTAATGTATCTCCAGTTATGCACGGGTTGCATTGGTGTATTTCATACATCCACCAACCGTTATTGTATCGGTTGATTGTATCTACATTGAATATACCTGGTTCGTTGTTCTTGTATGCATTTTTAGCTATCATATCCCACAAGTGACGAGCCCTTACCGTTTTATAAACATCACCTCCCCAGGTTAAATTCCAATCTTTGTCTTCATCAACAGCCTTCATAAACTTGTCTGTGACCTTGACGGAAATATTAAACTGTGTAAGTTCTCTGTTCTTGTCACCTTGTTTACACGTTATGAACTCTTCTATATCGGGATGCGACACGTCAAGCAAAGCAATATGAGCAGAATTGTGAGTTAAATAGCCAGAAGATACGAACTCGTGTTTATTTTCAACCTCTAAATCAAATGTTTCTATTTTTCTACCTGGAACTATTTTGATAAAATCAATTGGGATTAAGTTTAGTTTTTTATCCAGTACTCTTGATAGAGTAGAAAAGGTTATATTTTTATTTTTGGTGCACACATTTGCTAATCTGTCTTTTTTTCTTAATTCTATATTTTTGAAAAACATCATTGGGAAGTTGTGGTCGTGTTTGCTTTTTCCATAAAAGGCGCTTTTCGTGTCTCTAATTCTATAAATAAACTTCTGCGAATGTGGAGCTATAAATCTATCAAAACATTCTCTTGACGTTGAACCAACAATTTTTACTAAGTATTTATCTCTCCAATTATTTTTTCTACTTCTTTTTGCGATAACTCTTACTGGTATTGATAAAGAACTGTATAGAGCTACTATATCGTTTTTAAAGTTGGGATAAATTGTGCAAACAGCTTTTATAGATCTATTTCTGGCAGACCCATCGCTGTCAAAAAGTCCAGCTAAATAAGCTGCTCTTATTTCCTGTCGCCCCTCCATTATGAAAGAGGGGATAGATATATCGCTATTTGGAATTTTGAATTGAGATAAAAATAAAGCTAGTTGTTTAGAGTGTACTTTGATTACAATAGAGCCGGTTATGCTTTTTTTGCCAAAACGCTTTCTTACAGTCGCATCTATTCCAAATTTTGAAATAATGTTTTTAGCTCTTTCTACAATTTCTGGATACTTAGGGTCACAGTCAATAGTTAGCTTGCCTTTGCCGGCTCCTATGAGTCGCACGCAACCATCTCCATGAATGAGACCAAACAACCACGCAATGTCGGCATCTAATTGAGGTATTGTTATGTCTTTACAAGTTGTTGAGCTCAGCGGCTTGATATATTCAAATGGGGGTAGCCTAGTGTCTTTCCCTTCAATAGTTTGAGCCACCCAGACTAACTTATCACCTTTTTTTAGATCTTTAGCTTCTTTCCAGGTATAAGTAAAGCAGCTGTCAAAGACTGGCATTTTATGGTTTGGCGTGCACTCAAATTCGCCATCTTGAGTGATTATTTTTATAGTCTCTTGTTCTCCTTGCTCGAATTTACCAGATGTTTTCGCATATCCATCTGATGTCAAAACTTCTTCGCCAATTTCTATTTCTTCAATCTTTTTCATTCCGTATCGAGTGTTTATCCAGGCACCTTTTGGCAAACAACGTCTTGAGCCACCTGTCATTATAATCTTAGCTGATGCATCGAATATCTTCAGGAAAGATAAGGGTCCTGAAGCTTCACCACCCACAGAAAGAGGGGAGCCCTTGGGTCTCAATGGTGAGATGTCCAAGCCGACTCCCCCGCCCACCTTAGATATTTTGGCGTCCTCTGCCAAGGTGTTATAAATCGAAGTCATGTCGTCTTCGGTTCCAACCGTAAAGCAGTTGATGTAGTTCTTGACTGGGGTTCCGGGCCAAGCGTTAGCTAAAATTCTACCGCCAGGTATGAACCTCCTATTTACCATCATTTCATAAAACTTTTCTTTTATAGCTTCTCTTTTTTCTGGTTTTTCAACCTCTGATATAACTGTAGCTACATCTCGTATAACCTCTTCTGGGCTCGACCTATGAAACTGATATTTTATTTCAAACTGTTCTTTCGATATCGGCTGTAACCATTCTAAGCTCACTTATAAACTCCTCCTTTATTAAACAGCACGCGGACTTTCTCTGTAATATTTGCACGAGTAATGATTTTATATTACCAGTTTATTTGTTGAAGGGTATGTCGCAACGTGTCGGTTTGAACTAGTCATATTTCCTCTTTGTTTATTTTATATTAGCTTTTCTCAAGAAGAAGTCTTTTTCAAGATAGAAAAGGATAAGATACTGGAGATGGCGAGAATTGAACTCGCGTCCCGGAACTTTCCAACTGATTTGCACGAACCATTTTATAGAGCAGTTCAAGCTCTTAACTTTTTTACTTTGTTCCTAATCTTTGTTAGCTATTACTCAGGTATTAGGAAACTGATTTTGTAATAGCCGAGTGCTGCTTATGCAGCTAGTTGATATTCGCCGTTTATAGCAAATGAAACTTCAATCAGTCTTCTCTGTATTCCGGTCGAAACCAGTGCATCCCCATTATAGTTTTACAGGTATTTGAAATCTTTTGTTTCTTATCATTACTTCGACAATAAACACCTTACCGTCTGACCGTATCAAACCGTCAAATATTTCCTCTCCGTTTTTATACGACACTTTCCTCCTTCTTTTTTTGTCTTCTTCTAATACATATATGCCATCTAATCGAGCTTCATATTTCATCAATTTTCGCGACACATTATTGATGAAGTTCAAGAATAGAGTTCTCCCATTCAAATGACCAGATATAGTCTGTTCAAGTATGATTTTCGGGTCGCCTGTAAGCCTATAGCTTCTGTTCTGTAAATCTGCTTTTAAGTTAGAGGCAAGTCTATCTCTAGTCATATACTTTTATCTTTCGTCAAAAAGAGATTGCATTCCTTTCATTTGTCTATACGACGTGTTGTATGCTCTGTATATTTTATTTAATACTTCTTTGTAATGCTTCTTATGCCTATGCATTCGCAACACCATAATCACAATCGCGATACTTTCAAAAAGCACTACTAGTGAAAGAATAAAAGTGATACTAAACATTTTAGTCCTCGTATTTGAGCAAATATTTTGGATTTATGACTTTGAAAGACAATCTTCCAATGTCTGGGTCTCTCTTCTCTAATGCAGATTTTACTACAATGCCCTCTCTTTGCATGTCTTTATATATAAGAGATTGACCAACAGAAAATTCAACTGCTTCATCAACACTTCTCATGCACTCTTCAAGAAATATTCCTCTTGCAACAGTTGGCACAATGTTGAAACCAAATTCTGTGCTGAAGTCTTCAAGATCGTTGTGGCTGAAGTATCTGTAGTTGTCTATGTCAAAGACATGATATACAAAGAGCATGTGGTCAGCGAGCTTATATCTGTTTTTCTGTATAGCAGGTCCTACGATTTCACCTTGTATTGCAATGTTTTTGCCGAACTTACTCAACTTTTCTTTTATGTCGTATTTCTTTGCTATTTTCGCGTATGTGTTTTCAGTATCTTCTTTGAAGTCCCAGTTCCTGCTACAGAAACCAAACTCACCATCTTTCACATAGTAGGTCGAAGAAGTCCCATCTAGTTTTTCCGTTACAACAAATGGCACGCCATTATAGCGAGTAAGCACTGCTGGCACAGACTGAATCCTAATCTCGTCAGTTTTAGGAACGAAAGAGGGGAAATTGCCCTTAGCTGCTCCGCTGAGAGATACAGGTATTTCAACTTCGTACTTTCGGACACCAAGAATTTCAGTTACATCAAGACCTTCTTTGAGGTCTAGCATGTCGATTTTACCGAACACATCTTCAACTGGAATTGCGAGGCCCTGAGAAACTTGCCCTCGAAGCTTGATGGTTTTTATCCTGAACCCATTGAGCCTGCTATTGAAGCAAGATTTCCTTAGAAATTCATATTGCTCTTTGACAGGGAGCAGGGAATCAACCTCAAAATAGACACAAAGATCATCAGGTTGAAACTCGCCTTTCTTCACAACGCAATGCCAACCAAGAACAGTTGCCACTTCTATCATGTCGGCGCCTTCGATAGGTTGTATATCGACTATTTTTTGTATGCTGGCCAATTTGCGTTCCATATTTACTCCTCAGGAAGTTTAGATTCTATCCACGGTAATAGCTTTGCTAGAATTGCTATAATCAGTGCTAATCCAACAAGAATGGCGATCGCATAAAGAATACCGTCCGTGATAGCAGCAACAACAAATAGTATTACAACTACTACGGCTGCAATGACAAAAGCAAAATTTCGCTTAGTTAATCTGAACTTCTTTATTTTTTCTATTAACCTCATTATTTCTATCCCTCCAAATCGCCACATGACGACTTATGTTCAACAACGACTCGTCATTCGACATCTCATATACTAAACCATTTGAGTTGAAGAAATGAAACTTGCTGAAGATTCTATCGAATAGTTTACCTCGTTTCCGCCATGTAGAATAACTAATTCCATCGGGCGGATCGGTGTTGTCCCAATATGAGTAGTCTTCGAACTTATCATTATTATCTATGTGCTGTCGAAGCCACTTAGAATAATATCTAAGTCCAAAGTCCAGGCCGAAGAACTGTACAAACAAAGTTCTTTTATGCGGATACACGACAGCTGAAAAGTTTATATTGAAAGGCTCGTTCATGCCTCTCTTGATTTCTGCTTTTAGCATGTCCATCAAAACAAAATAGTTCAGATGACCAGATTCTCCATAAAGGGGTCCACGATCGCTTTCTGGTCGCCAGGCTCCACTACCTAACATGAAACTTATTTCTCGAGTTGCCGTTCGTTCATATGCTCTCCGGAACTTCTTGAGCCATACCATCAGTTCAGAAATATTCCTGTGATATTTATACATGTCATAGATCTTCGTGCTCATAATGCTCCTCGATCCTTTTAGCTAATCTTATCATCTTCTCGTTTCTTTTTTCTTCGACATATTCACGCATCGATGGGAACCATTGTTTCATCTGCTCGAAAAGATTCTCGACGTCGGCAATCTCTTCGAAGAATTTCGTCAAGCTCTCTTCACCTGGAAATCGCTTCATTTTAGAACATGCTAGAATGACTTCAGCACATTCCTCTTGTAGTAGATCTAACTCGAATTCTAAACCGTACGCTTTTCTAGCTTTTCTGTATGTTTCTTCGTGATTCATACTTTAGCGGGTATTGCAATCCAACAAATGATATACAGCGCAATACCAACTCCACCGAACATTAATAAACCCCAAACTATTCTGATAAAAGATAGGTCTATTTCGAAATATCGGCCAAGTCCTTCGCAGACTCCGCCAATCATCCCACCATCATCAGGATATCTATACAATCTCTTCACGGTGCTATCCCTTCTTCCCATTCATATGGACCGTCTTCACAGTTTTTGTATTCTTCTACGACTGTATCGTATTCTTCTGCAAGAAGAGTTCTAACAATCTGGTCAATCACCCACATCTTGTGATGAGCTCCATCTATTGACCCATATTGAAAAGCGATAGTTATTGCCTTCTTTACTCGCTGGTAGACAGTGTTGTCTTCTTCTTCGAACAGCTTTTTGCACATTCGCGTGTTGTATACGGATATACATGAATGTCCGCCTTGTGCACCACAGAATTTACCAGCAAGGCCGACCTCAACCCATTTGCATATTTGGCAGTTAGGCATAGGTTTTGGCGGAGCGTTATTCCACCAATCTATTAATTCTTTAATCATCAGATATCTCCCAATTCTCACACGTTCTTTCTTCTGGTATTGGCAACGTTGCTGGCCTAAATTGACCAACTTCAACGTGGAGAAAACATATTTCTTTCTTTCTTCTATCAGATGTTACAAAATGATGTTGACACGAGTCACAAGAGCGCCCGCGGATTATATTCTTTATTGCTGCTCTACTTGACACCAGGGAACTCCTCGTCAAGTTCTTTTATGATGCCCATATATTCAAACCCACCCTTTCTTTCTAGACATGATTCACAAAGTTGTTCGCCAGTAGACTCAATAAATTTCAATCTGATAAACTTATTGTTACATTCAGAACAGCGTAATTTGCCACTTTCTTTAATTATATCTATTCCCATAATAGCTGATTTAATCTTACAACCTGTTCTACCGGTTATAGGGTCTTCTCCATGTCGTCAAGGCATTAGAATACTAACGATGCAGGATCGTCCCATTCAGAATAGAGCCTGCAATTTCTCCTTAGAATAAGATATTTCAAACCTTCTTTTTTGCTTCTCTTGTTCATGCAATCGAAGTCAATCACTGTAGACATGCCTTCGATTGAATATTTCATGGCTCCGAATGGAAGCCTATTAAGTGGTCTGCCGAATTGTTTTACGTACCTAGCCAAGAATTTCCACCAGTCTGGATTGTAAAGTGTCATTCTGTTACTTCGTATCCAGCCGTTTACTTCGCCATCCTCTCCAGTTGAATAGAGCTTACGAAATGTAACCTGGTCAGCTTTCAACTTTTGGCAGTCCATGAAAATATTATGATAGTTTTTATGCCAGAACTCTCCACTTGCTGAAAATTCGTGTTCCTCAAACCCTTCACGATTCATATTAAGGCTGAGTCTGAGATTAAAGCCAGCATTCTTAATAAGTTGACAAACTTTGAGGATAGTAAAATTTTTTAGCTTTTCTTGAGTTTGCATGATCTCAAAATTTGCATCGTCGTCAAGTGACGCAAGAGAAAGCGATATAGTTTTTACTCCAATAGAATCAAGAAGAACTAGTTTCTTTGGGGTCAAGCCTACGCCAGAAGTTTGTACTTCTATATTGACGAACTTGTTGTCTCCGAGAGATCTATTGACTTTATCAAAAAACCCGAGATATTTTTTGTTGAATATTGGCTCAGAATATGTACCTGTTAGAACGAGAGTGTCTACATCCTTTTGCCTTAGATAGACAAGCCTTTCTGTGAATGCATTTCTAACCCAATCGTCTATATCCTCTGAGTTAAACTTGAATACATTATTGAGCATATCAACTTTGCCTTTGCGCCAAAGTTCAGAAACACAGAATTTACATTTATTTGGGCAAACTCCGGGAACATCAAGAGAAGCAGATTGTATCTTCAAAAGACCCCTCCGTATTTTGTGTAAAGATATTCATAACCTTTTGAATATACATGTTCTTGCCTTATCTTTAAACATTTTTTGCACTCTGAAATGTAGATATGACCAACTTTCTGACCGAAGTTTTCTACTTCTACTATTTTGATTCTTTCCCATTCATGTTTACATGGAGCAACTATTGCCTTACCACACTTTTTGCAGTACTGATAGCCGTCTTTTTTAACAGGTCCATATTCGTGCTTACATCCAAACATATCTGAGTCCTTTTATAAAAATATGCAAGATAATACCAGAAGGAGAAAAAAACATGGAGTTCAACGTTGCATTAGAATTATATGAACGAGATCTCGCAGAAGTAGTAAAACTTTGGCAAGGCCTTAGAGATGTATATATTCGAGCCTTGAAAACAGGAGGGGGCCCAGCTGGACAGAAAGCAGCTGAAAAATGGCTTGGGGACCTTACTCCTGCAGCTGGTATTGGAAGCGTTAAAGATATAGCTGCACGATTACAAAAACCTGGTAAAAAAATTGACGAAGTCGATTCTGCTTTAATTAAAATAGTTAACTCTAAGCTCGAAGCACAAAAGGCTAAAGAAACTGAAACAGTTATAGGAAGAAAAGAAGCAGCTGCTCGAAAAGAACAAGAACGGGGCGAGAAAAAACTCTACCCCGGTGTTGTATACGGATCTGCTGCTAGAACCTAACGGCTAAAACAGGGTCTAGAAAGCCAATTCTGAATAATGATCGAGTAAAGCTTGGTTCCGTAGTAGTAGCGGTACCAGGCTTTCTTGGCGTAACCGGTCATACTCTGAGTCATCCCCAAAGCATAACCAGAGGCCTCGATGAACATATCAGAATTATCGCTTCCGCGAGTTCGAATCCGTTCAGCTTTTTCAGCCATCTTCATCTGTGCTTTTTCGGACAGATTTTCATCAAAAGATTTGTCCATGATTCGATCATACCGAGCTTCATTCCGCTTGTCGAGGTTTGTGAGAAACTCGCCCAACCTCCACTTAAAATAAGTGGTAAGCGAAATCTCTAAAAATTTGCATTTCATAGTGCTATCCATATGACCATTATACCTTACGTTCGATTCTTTTCCCGAGCCATGCGGCCCAGAATATGACGTATGCAATGGTAACGGCTATCACTATCCAACCAAGTAAATAGCTTGAGATGCTAATAGCTATTAATGTACCCACTACAAAGAAAACCAAATGTGCAATTTTTGCAAGATGCACATACCACGGCGTACTGATGAAGTTATAGATTGCAACCTCAATCATTGCTGCTATTTCTGCCTTCATGTTTTCAGAAGTCATTATACGTCCCTTTCTTCATCATAGATGGTTTTTACTGTTGGGAATCTAAGTGAAATAGTTCCCTGTTTATTTGTTGTCTCTTCAAAATAACATACCGTGACGATTTTGCCGACGATGAGGGATGGGTCCTTATAAGCAGCTCTCCGAAAATCCATTGAAAATCCAGAGCCGACTGAAACATCATATCCTTTATGTTTGATAGTAATAGCCGAGAGCATTTCCTCCTCGACCTCTTTGCCGTTGTCGATAAATCTGATCGGTCCCATGACGGCATCCACTACCTTATATTCAGCATCGACGAACTTCTTCACCTTCAGCATGTTGTTAGTTCTTTTCCCCTCGTATGGGCAATCCTTGCGAAGAATGAGACCTTCCCAGCCTTTATCGGCGGCTTCGGCTTGAAGTTCAGTGAGATGCTCTTTCGATTTTACTGGCCACTGTTCTACAACATCTAAGATTGGATGGTTATCTGGAACAATAGTATTCAGCGTCTTATTTCTTGCACTCAGTTTAGCTCCCCCACCGCCTCTGTCAAAGACGTTTGGGTCAAGATAATCAAAAATTTTATACCGAGGATTAGGAACCGTAAAATCTTTACGTCTAATCAACTTTATCATAGAAGTAAAATTTTCATCACCTTTTTTATCTACAATACACATTTCTCCATCAAATATAGCATTAGTTAGACCGAGCCCCTTAAATGCTTCAGAAACTTTTGCAAGAGTTGTAAATTCTTTGCCTTTACGAGACCAAAAACTGATATTCCCTTTGCTATCTATAATCGTTATAACTCTGACTCCGTCAAGTTTTCTAGAAGCAAACCATTTTTCTTTCTGAAAATCAATCCGGTCTGCATAATCGTCGTATTTCTGTGCAAGAGCTACGTCAAAACTGGGAACTGTACCAGGCCAAACTTTGTTGATCAGCTTGGCGTCAGTTCTGGTCTTAAGGTTTCTGTCGAAAATTCTATAGAGGATTTCTTCGTAGGCCTTATTTTCATCGATGAACATGTTGACTGCCCCGATGGCGTCATGGCCTGTGATGTCTCTATTGTGAAGTGCTTCGAGTAGACTATACAGTGAATCGTACCGTCTTCCCTTTCTGAGATGTGCCATCTTTTTGAGGTTAGTTGATGTGACGTAGTATTGTTTGAATGAGTCATAAGTATATCTCAGTATTTTTTTACATTGGGGATATTTCGAAAGTATAACTTTCTTTTCGTTGCTAGAATTTGTGCGATTTAATTCAAAAACTAATCGCTTCAAAACCTTTAGGTCTTCCATGTGATTATTATATCACTCCTTCGAATATTTTTCAACTACCTTCATCCACTGAGCTACAAACCACAATCCTCCTTGTGATTTAGGCCGTTTATACTCTTCGTAATTTACGAATTCAACCTTATACCAGACGCGTCCATCTTTTTTCAAATGGGGAGCAAACGGTGCATGCGTAATATGCCATCCCGGTCTGAAAGCATAGCCTTTAGTTCTGTGGGCTTCGGCTTTAAGCCATTTCCCAGTTTCTATTACTTGCTTTCTGTTTATAAACAGTGGTCCCAGTGTGCCATCTTTCCTCAAACGGAAAAGCTTGTATCCCACTCTATATTCCATTGACGATATCATATATTAATTTCACTTGAGGAAACGTGACATGCATCTTTTTTCTCATGAATGGGCCTAGACCATCAGTGTGCATTAGCAAGTTAATTACAAATTCACCAGCATTATCGTAACAGCTATCTCTTTCAAAAAGCTCTTTGCGTTTTTTGTCTATAAAATTCTTGTATTTTGTATCTGTCCATTTACTTACCACGATAGTAAATATGCGCAAAAAGGCCGCCCTTTTGAGGCGGCCAAGGGAGAAAGAGACCTCTTTTTACTGGACTCTCAGAACTCTAACATCTAAAAAGTCCGCTTCCGTGCTTTGCACGTAAAGCGATTTTGCTTGACCAGCTCTCAGCTTTCCACTGAAATACATGACGTCTTGGCCAATACAACTGACTTCCCAATCATCTTTGACAGGATTAGTAATCGGGTCTCGGAGGTCATTCGGTATGGGAAGCTTAGGAGGACTTGAAGTGACTGTAACAGTCTGAACCGAGGTCGGGCTCATTAGGGTACCCGGCTCATAATAGATGCGGTAAGTTCCATTGAAGTTCCAGTCGCACTCTTTCTCGTCTGCAATTTTTCGAAGTTCTGTGCCAACTACGGCTTGTGTAGCCCAGAACCCTTTGTTCCGTAACTCCTCCTTTACTTCAAGGGAAGTCGTTTGACTATTCTTGTCTAAAAGGTCTTCGAAGACAGACTCGATATCTGTCTTTTCCAATGTTTTGTAAGTACTCATCGTACCCTCCTAATCTTGGTCTAGCTAATCTTGCTTAGGGATTAGATGACTAGAAATATTTATCAAGCTTAGTTTCATAAGCTATAGAAGCTGATTTAGAAAAAGCTGCGACTACTTGTTTAGATGTGAAACAAGCAACTGTAGCTGAAAATTTTACGATATTATCATGAGTCTCTTTTCTCTGTTTGTCTAGTAGTTCCTGAACCTCCGATATTGTCATTGTTGCTTCTTGTTTGTCTTCGTCTCCCATATTACCTCCTAAACAAATATATTTATGCGATTTCCAACGTATTCTGGAAAAGTATCAAGCATTTGGACTACATCTGTTGTTTCTACTCGATTACCGCTCTCTGTCTTCTTAGATTTCTCTACTTCTTGAACGTACTGAGAGTAGCCATAAAATGCTAGATGCCCAAGACGCTCTATTCGTTCTTTATCCATTAGATATTATAACCTCCCAACCCTTTTCTGGACTCCAGGTCCAATCGTTTTCTGTGCTCAACTGTGATATTCCCGTTTTCCAAAAATCTTCGCCGAGCTTGTCGGGATGCCATAATCGAATAGCTTTCCAAAGACCATGGGGCCCTTCACCACCATATCCGATTGAAAAGCCTGAAGCTACATAAAAGTATTCAAGATTTTTTCCAAAGAAGAAGACGGACGAAATGTCCATTGTCGTAGTGCCATATATTCTGACAACTTCCAGTTTATATCCTTCTTCTTTCAATAATTTCAAAGCATCTAAGCTTATCTGCGTTATACCGTCTGTATCTCTACCTAACCTCTTCATCTTCTTTCTCCTCAAATGTAGAACAATCACAATATTTACAGCCTACATCTTCCATGTAGTCATACGTATCAAAATGGCGATAATAAGAATGTCCGCATTTACAAACTCTATTATCTCCGTAGTCCGGATTATAGTTTCTTATAGTTATTGTTCTTTGTTCGATTATATAGGGTTCTTCAGCCACTGAGTTCCACCAAATATTTGACAGTGCATTGAGAGAGGTTATAAATGATATACTCATTGTTTCTCAAATCATATCCGCCCTCAGCAAATAATGAGTCATATGGACCCTTGCTTTTCAACTTGCTCTCATTCAAGCTGTACATCCAGGATTCGTGCCGTTTAGCGTGTAACCAGTTGCCGGTGTGAACTTGGAATAAAGCCAAGAATCCCGTATTGCTAGTGCCGCCAGTCCAATAAGAACCCCTTAAAGAAGAATAGCCAATAGACTTTTGCGCTTTGTCAGCAAAGTAGATTCCGTTACCAAACATAGCTCCTGTGCGAACTGCATTAGATGGTCGAATTAATAGGCCCGAGTCGAGGATTGACCACCAGTTTTCATTTCTGGAGCCATGCCAGAAAAGCTTCACATTTTTGTGGGCGACTCTTTGTAGCCATTCATCAAATCTATTCTGAGTTCCGACGTTAATAACCTTGAATGCTCTTTTGAACTGTCGCCAATTTGGTCCCATCATGATTTCGATATTTGCCATATCGTTATCATCAACAGGCTCAATAGCTAAACCCATGGCATCAAGCAGAGTCTTTTTACTATCTTTGACTTTCGTTTTGGTGTTAGTTGATACCTGGCCAGCCATAACATCTAGAGTCGCTTGCTCGTTTGTGATCAGCCTTTTTACATTTTCGTCGGTGAACGATCCGATACGTGACATATCGCCAAACAAGTGGTATTTCACATTGGCCATTCTACGGGGAATGATCGAATAGATTTCCAACAAAAGATCGTTGACTGGTTCTGGGTCATCAGCTTTTAGTGTCGCCAAAGCGTCGACTAAAGCTTGTGCTTCATCAACCTGCTTCTGCGTAACATTATCAGATGTAACCAAGTAGTTGCTACTGACTGATTTGTTTGCGTAATTTTGAAGTGTTATTACAAGACGTGAGATTGCATGGTTCTTGATTCCAGCGAAATCCTCGCCATCTTCTGATTCTTCGACGTATATCTCGCTGACGTCTTTGTACCCTTTCTTTGTCTTGTTCTTATACATTCTATCCCATTTGCTAATAGGATAAACTGTGGTTGAAGATGTGACCCCTACTCTGCCCCATTCTACAGTGAATGTGCCGTCGCCGTTGTCGTTCATGTTGTAGAATTTATTGTTGTTTTCGGCAGTTACCATAATGAGCTTACGACTGCCCCGAGATTCCATGTTGACTCCTCTTAGCAAAT